TTTGATTCTGTCACAAAGACAAATAAATACAATCGTACGCAAGTCACGGAAATTAATTGGCACAATGATTTAGGAACGGTAATGGCTAGCGGTACGGTTACCCAAAAAGATATGTTTAAAATTCGCACAGACAACTACGAAAAGTTTCTACCTGCTGCCGAGTATTTAGCATTAGCAGACAAAACAGGTTTTTGGACTGTACAGCGTGACGATGTGATAGCAAAAGGACTTTTAACAACAGAAATTACAGGCATTGCAACATTGCAAGCATTAAAGGCAGATTGCTTCAGAGTAACATCATATTCTGACAATCGCAGGGGCGGAATACCAAACATCCGAATTGGTGGTGAGTAATGGATTCTAAGAGAAAAGTAGTTATTGAAACGCCACGAGGAACGATATCTACTAAAATGACAAAGAACGGAACAGTAACATCAAAGCTAACATGGAATCCAGGATGTAAACCATCACTTGAAAATTCAATCTTAAAAACGCAAGGATGGATAGACAGTGAAGTGTTAAGACGATGCGCACCATTAGTTCCATTCCGAACAGGTGTTTTGCAAAAGTCGGGAAATCTAAGCACAACAATCGGATCCGCGATAGTTAGGTATAAAACGCCATATGCGAGAACAATGTACCAAAACGCAAAGTCCAAAGGTCAACGAGGTAGCAAGTGGTTTGAACGAATGAAAGCAAGTCATAAAGATTCTTTACTTAAAGGCGCGCAAGCATACGCGTTAAAAAATAGAAAGGTGGTCGGATAATGATTGATGAAATTAAAACATGGATAGGAACGTGTCCATATCTAGATGATGGTAGAGTAATCAACATCGACTATCTGCACGCGGAAGCGTCCTACAGTATCGAGCCACTAACTTGCGATCCATATGTCAAACGGTTTGTTGATGGTGGTGGAATTAAGCAGTTTCAAGTAGCTTTAACGTCCAGAGAACTGTATGATGATAGCGCAGATCAAAATTCTGATAACGCGGAATTCTACGAAAAGTTTGCAGAATGGGTTGAAGAGCAAAATGAAAGCGGAACTTATCCATTCCCACAATGCACAGGAGTTCAAGTATTAACTAATGGTTATTTATTCGACAGTGATTCAGCGACAGCGAGATATCAAATACAATTAGCAATTTATTTCGGAAGGAAAGGTAATTAAACAATGGCATTAAAAAAAAGAAGTCAGGTTTTAGCATTTTTCGAGGTACCAAGTTCGACAATTAACAGAATGACAGGATTTACCGCACTTAGTAAGTCGATGAATCCGAAGGAATACACAAGACCTTATGTTGATGTAGAAGGAGAGCTTACTGATGTAACAGGTTACTCTCCTGCAATAGACTTTGCGTTCGATTGCGATACTACAAATGCAGTGCACACGGACTTAGCAAGCATACCGGATGAAGCAAAGACAGGAAGCGACACAGAGAGATACATTTACAGCGTAGATTTAACTAAAGTTTCTGGTTCTGGATTTATTACTAGGAAAGTAAAATATTCCGTAATTCCAGACGCAGAAGGCGATAGCATGGATGCTTACACTTATAGCGGTTCGTTCAAAGCAAAAGATTCTGGAGTAGTTGGAGTAGCAGTTTTAAACGCAGCGCAAACGCAGATTACCTCTTTTACACCAGATGCAGGTGCAGAATACTTAGTATCGTTCAACATCTCCGCATTATCTGGTCAAGTTGCAGGAGCAAGCATTTTAATTAATGGAAACGTTCTAACAACAGATGCAAATGGACTAGCAGAAATCTACTTGCCAACAGCAACATACTCAACTGTTATTAGCAAAGCTTTATACACAACGCAAACAGTTAGTACCGTGGTTGGAACATCCGCAGTATATAAAGCAGTTACATTAGTATTAGCATAAGGAAGAGGTGAGCCTATGAGCCTATGGCTAGTAAACGACTTAGAATTTGAATTAGACCTAATGGACGCAGACCAAGCCGAACGTTACCAATTGGCGTTCGAGAGTTTGGCACAGACAGAAGCAGAACTTCCAAAAGATGGAAATCTAGCCAACATTATCCGAGCAAATTGTAATTTATATTACAAGTTGTTTGATGATATTTTTGGCGATAATGCAGGAAACAAAATCTTTGCAGGTAAAAAGAACATTCAAACCTGCGAGAAAGTTTTCGACAACTTTTTTGATTTTTGCCAAAAGGAAGTTTCAGGAATGCAAAAAGAGCGTGCGAAAAGATACGAGAAATACACGCCAAAAAGACGATGAATTTATTGACACAATCCCTGCCCGAAACTGTAACGGTTGACGGTGGGGAATATGCTATATTTACAGATTATCGCAATTGGATTCAATTTTCTGAAATGATGTTGGATGATGATTTAACGGATAACGAAAAGTACTATTTAGCAATGGGAATATTTAAAGAACAACCTGAAAACCAACAAGATGCAATTCAAGCACTGACAGAATTTTACCTGTTAGGTGAAAAGCTGAAGCCTATTGCAGAAAGCGAAGAAGGACAGGAAAATGAAATACTTCCTCCGCCAATATTTAATTGGTCAGTTGATTCTGCTTATATTCTTGGAGGATTTTTAGAACGCTACAATATTGATCTAATGACTACAAAATATATGCATTGGTGGAAATTCAAAGCACTGTTTAACAATCTAATTGAGTTTAAATTGGAAGAACGAATAAACTATAGGTCACTGAATTTAGGCAAAATTAAAGACAAGGACGAACGAGCAAGACTATCGACCATTAAAAATAGCCTACGATTAAAGCAAGTTGTAAGCGATGAAGAAATAGGGGGTGCGTTTAGTTGATTAAAATCCCACCAATAACAAGAACATGGTACAAATGCAAAAAATGCGGTCAGAAATTATTGCTATTTGATAATACCGCAAAAAGCAACAACGTATTCCTAAAATGTAAAAAATGTGGGTGCGAGAATGAAATTAAAATATAATAATACAAACGAGCCATTGAGCCATGTATCTGAAAGGAAGTGGATATATGGGATTCGATGGCTCTTTATCGTTTGACACAAAAATCGATGAAAAAGGTTTGTCTAAAGGATTTGCAAATGTAAATAAACAAGCCACTAGTGGATTTTCACAATTCGGTAATATTGCAAAACGCGGATTGGCTGCAGTTGCAGGAACAGTGGTAGCATTAAGTGGAGCAATGGCAGGCGGTATCGCAATCGGCGTGAAATACAACGCAGAAATTGAGAACTACGCAACATCGTTTGAAGTTATGACAGGATCAGCAGAAAAAGCAAAGAACATCGTAGCAGATTTAAAGAAACTTGGCGCAGAAACTCCGTTTGAACTTAAAGACTTGGCAAAAACCACACAGTTATTAATGAACTATGGCTTCGAAGCAAAAGACGCGCAGAAGAAATTAAGACTTCTTGGCGATATTGCACAGGGCGATGCGGAGAAAATGAACGGAATAGCTACCGCATATGGTCAAATGAGTTCAGCGGGTAAGGTAAGCCTAGAGGATATAAAGCAAATGATAGATTTCTGTCACGCTGCATAGAAATATGTAGACGAGAAATTCGGCAATATCGGTGAAAGATACGGTTGATATTTTCTTTTAACTCTGATATAATAAAAATAAAAGGAGTTAAACAGATGATTGAAGCAAAATATTATGTTTACGAATGGTTTATTGTTGAAACAGAAGAAGTGTTCTATGTTGGAAAAGGAAGTGGGAACAGAGTTGCTTCCATGAAGGATAGAAATGAATACTTCAGAAATATAAGGAAGAAACATAATTGCGATTATAGGATTGTAAAATATTTCGATGACGAGCAAGAAGCATACAATTTCGAAAGAGAATATGGTCTAGAAAAAAAAGAAATTGGTCAAGCTAGAGCGTGTTATGTTCTTGGAAATATTAATAGATATATTGACAAAAATACAATCTTGAAAATGAGCAAAACGCATTTTAAAAAGAAGCATATACCTTGGAATACAGGAATGAAGATGGATGAATCATTCAAGGAAAAGTGCAGAATAAATAATTTAGGAAAAAAGCAATCGGAATACACGAAAAATAAAAGGTCTATGTCGTTGATGAACCACAGTGTTTCCGAATCTGCAAGAAAAAGAATTTCCGAAAGCAGAAAGAAAAAAGTTTTACTTGTTAATACAGAAACAGGTGAAAAAACTTTATTTCTAAGTATTTCTGAATTAGCTAAATTGTTTGGCGTTTCTCAATCAGCAATTACCCCTATTATAAAAAACAATAGGCATTATAAAAACAAATATTATATCAGCTATGCTAATACCGAGATAATTACATAGATCGCGAAAGGCTATGTAACATCGTAGAGCGTAGGGAGTGAATAAATATAATCTCCCCAAGAGTGCCGAACAGCTAAACACATAACGGTGAAGCTGAAAATGTACGCCGACCTTATAGGAAACTATAAGAACTATCGGATAAAAAGCCGATAGGATAACAACGTGAGAACGTGGCTTTAATCCACTTCAGGAAATTTCCGAATCTACAGGCGAATCAATGGCAAGTTTATACGACCGTATTTCCAAAGGAACAATATCTGTAGATGAAATTACAAAATCTATGGAACGATCTACCGCAGCAGGTGGAAAATACTTTCAATCTATGGAAAAACAGTCAAAAACTTTTAATGGTATGGTTTCCACACTAAAAGACAACTTAAACAGCCTTATCGGAGAAGCAACAAGTAGCATATCCACAGGAATGACAAAGGACTTGATACCAACAATGCTTAGTTACGTGGATATATTAAACACAGAACTAAAAAACCGCGGAACAACAGGACTTGTGAATGCAATCGGCTTAATATTTGGCAGTGCAGTAGTTAAAGTTTCAGAGCAAGCGCCAAAAGTTGTAGAATCAGCGTTCGGACTTATCGACACATTCATTGGCGCACTAAATACTAACGCTACAGAAATTGGCGAAAACGGTGCTAAAATAGCAGGCCAGTTTTTGACAGGAATAACAACAGAATTACCAAAGATACAAGAACTTGGAACTAAATTTGTAACCGGATTAGCAGAAGGAATATCCACGGAAGCACCAACAGCGATTCCAAAAGCTGTAGAAACAATTACATCACTTATAAAATCCTCATTTTCCGAAAACGAAGATGCATCTAAAGCAGGCGCAAACTTGATAGCTTCAATCGCAACAGGAGTTGGAGCAAATTCGTATCAAATAACAGATGCTTTAACATCATTTTTGACTTCTTCTTCTGGAAAGGCAGGAGGTACAGGTTCACCTCAGCTAGATGGCGTTTTAAGTCAACTTGGCGAAAAGATGATTGACAAAATCGAAGAAGGATTTGGAGGTAAAAAACCAGACATTGGAACCGCTTTAAAATCTCTAGTAACTAACGCACTAAAGATAGCAGGCGTTGATGTAGATTTACCTGCTAAAATGTATGAAACAGGAAAATACATGGCCGAGGGACTTAGAATCGGGTATGAAGATTATATAAAACCTGTAGGTGAATCTATGGCCCGGGCAGCAAAAGGGCAAGTCGATATGCTTAAAAAGTTCCTTAAGATTAAATCCCCATCACGATATATGGCAGATGAAGTCGGAAAGTATATGGCGCTTGGTTTGCCACTAGGATTCGAAAACGCAATGCCAGAAGCGTCTAAACAGCTAAAAGCATCCGTATCAGGAGCGGTAGCAGCAATGCAACGCACAATCGCAATCGACAGCACAGTTGCAGGCACAACAAAAATGGTGTATGATAATGCCATAGAAAAAGACACCAATACACGAAACCCATCACTCGATTTTAAAGGTGCGATAGATAATGCTTTTTCGAATGCAAAGGTTATTTTAGACAAACGAGAAGTCGGGCGTGTATTAGTAGTTAGGGGGGCATAAATGGAGATTTATTATCAATCAGCCACAAATCAGATTATCAACTTAAAATCACCGAACTATAGGCTGCAAACCGCAAATGTTTTTAACTATGAGTGGGAATACGAATCGAATCAGTCCACATCATATGGTGGTAAAATTACCAAGTTTACTAAGGCAATCTCGAAAAAGAAGTTGATCCTTACCGTATCGGGCAAAACAAAGGCTGAATATTACGATGCAATGAACAACTTTTTTGCGATAACTGAAAAAGATGTAGTTGAACTAACACTAGGTAGGCTATATGTCAATGGCTATTATTGCGAGTGCTACATCACAGAGTGCCAAAAAAGCGAGTGGGAAAGCGGTTGCCCGCTATGTGAAACTGAAATAACATTGGTTACGCCTTATCCATTTTTTATTTCAGAAACCAAACAAGAATACGCAATTCAAGAAATCACAGGCGAGTATGGTCAGTTCCCAATGAAATATCCCACACGATATGCAAGTTGGTCGACAAACCAAACTCTTATCAATCCACACTTTTCAAATTCTCCGTTTAAACTAATTTTATACGGAGAATGCACAAACCCATCTGTTTTGATTAATGGAATTTTGTATAAAGTAAATACAGTTGTAGGAATTAACGAGTATATCACGATTGACACAAAAGCAAAGACTATTTATTTAACCAGGATTGATGGCGCACAAGTAAACTTATACAATTTACAAGACAGAGAATTTTATATTTTTACCCCAATACCTGCAGGACAAAATACAATATCTTGGGATGGTAGTTTTCCAATGGAAATTACCATTTTCGAGGAAAGGGGTGAACCAAAATGGATGTAGGAACGCAAATACAAATCGCAGATATTTACCGCAATGAAATTGGTGAATTAACCATTAGCAAAAATTTAGATATTGAAATTGGCGAAACAAACAATTTTGAATTAACTTTATCTTTGGAAGAATGGGAAAAATCAGGATACGGAAAAGAATTTCTAATTTATATTGATGGCACGGAATACGGTGGATTTGCTAAAAATGTAGAAATAGACACATCTTACGATAGCAGCACAATAAAATTCGATGGCTACACATGGCGTGGGCTATTACAAAAAAAGATTATCGAACCACCAAGCGGTTTAGCCTATCGAACAGTTTCAGGAGAAGCAAACGCAGTAATGCGGTCAGTAGCATCCGATATGCTTTATCCAATATTCGTAATATCCGATACGGTTTCAGCATTTAACGTAAACTACCAATTTGACCGCTATACCGATATGCTTACAGGATTTACTAAAATGTTAAAAACGGTCAATGCAAAGTTACAGATAAGATTTGACCGTTCTGACAGATTGGTGCATATTTCGGCAGTTCCGATTGTTGATTTTTCCGAAACATTGGAGTATAGTACAGATAACAATACTTATTTCAAAATCACAGAATCAAAAAACAAATGCAATCATTTAATTTGTTTAGGCAGTGGAGAATTAACAGCAAGGCAAGTTGTTCATCTTTATATTGGAGAAAGTGGCGAAATCACAACGACAAAGTTTTTCACACAGTCAGACGAAATCGTAGAAGTTTACGACTATCCGAACGTAGAGGACTTATCGTCTTTGACAAAATCAGGAACAGATCGCCTGACCGAAATTAAAAATAGTCAATCGGTTACGATCAAAGTCGAAAACGTTCCTGCGGAAATCGGCGACATTGTTGGTGGTCGAGAACGAATAAGCGGTTATGTTGTGAAAAAACCAATTACAGGAAAGATTTACAGAATATCAGGAACAACAGAAAATATTGAACTGAAAGTAGGTGACTAAATGGCAGTAAAAGGAATAACAATAGATACATTATCCTCGGCAAGCCCACATATTTACGCATACGACCAGGCACTGATTAACAACGCATTAACAGGCGGTGACGCAGTACACGAAATGTTCGACAATCTTTTAGCAACAAAAGTATCAAATAATATCGTCACAATTTCCCCTGGTGTTTTTTCCATTCAAGGGCATTTTGCCAACGTAGTCTATGGAACAACTGAACCAATGACAATTGAAAACGGTACTGCAGGACAAAAGCGAAACGACCTTATCTGTGCTAAATTCAAACGTACAGTTGACACGGACGAAATTAGCCTAGTTGTCGTTAAGGGAACGAATCACGCAACAACTCCTGTTGACCCAACGATTGTGCAACAAGATTTATTAACAGGTGGTACGGAGCGTTTAGTTGCTTTGTGGCGTGTTGTATTAGACGGAATTAACATTACAACTTTAACACAGTTGTTTACAGTGCAAAAAAACTTGAATGCATTTAAGGATAGTTTTGCACCAAAAGTTATAGACGGTTGGACAGTTCAAGACATTAACGGATTCAGAACGGTAACTAATTCCGTTTCCGATGCTGCAGCGCTTGTGTTTTCTCCAGGCTCTAACGTTTGGTATATGGGCGGTGCTTTAACACTGCCAGTAGGTGCACGATTTTTATCAGATGAAAATTTTTCTGTTTCTTTGCAAAGCGGCTCAATCATTGAAACACAGGTTTATTCTTATAGCAGAGCAACCGGTGCTATTGGGCTTTACCACTATGCACACGCTAATGTGTCCGGAACTCCATTTACGCTAAACATTTTAATTACAGGAAAGATATAGGTGCAAAAATGGTTAAACAAATAACAATAGACAAACCAACAAAGCCCAACCTGTTCGCTCCTGATGATGCATTAATCACAACATCAACTACCGCAGTAGATTTCGTCACTGACGATTTAGAAAAACTAGCAGTGGAATTAATCAGTAACAACGAATTACGAGTTAAAAGCGGAGTATTTTGTATTGGCGGTCGTTATGGTTGCATACAAAATGGAACTTATGAAACCTGTTTTGTTTCCCCTGGCAATGTTGGATTTAACCGCAAAGATTTAATTGTTGCAAGATACACGCGAGTTGGTAACTTAGACTATATTGGCGTACAGATTTACACAGGAGTTCCTACCAAAGGAGTTCCTGTTGTACCAACGCTCACAGTTTCGGATTTAAACACAGGTGGCAAAATAAGAGAAATTGCATTGCATACGGTGGAATTAGTCGATATGGATATTGTGAACGTAGAATCTGTATTTCCTGTGCGTACAAAAAAAGAAGATATAAACGCATTGCTTGTGCCTAGTTGGTTTACAAGCACGGTTGGATCCACAACACAGTATCACGGAAAACTAGAAACGAATGGAATCATAACCGAAACATTAAAACAGACAAAATCCTATACCTATATTTTTAACGTAGAAGGAGTTTGGAAAGCAGAAACAGTGTTTGGATTTGTTACTCCGGTAGAAAGTGGATATACAGCAACCGATATAGTCGCAATTCCTAGTGCGGTTGGTGCAGATATTGCAAAATTGCACATTAGGAAAATTGAAGTCGTTGACGATGCCGGAGTAAAGAAAATATCTATTGGCGTAACTCCTTATGCATTTGTAAATATAACAACCGCAATAACATCAGATTTTTCCGTGTACGTAAGATACAAAAAAGTAAAACTATAGCGAGCAACAAACTAAAAAATAAAAGGTGGATTTTATTTTGGCA